GTTTCCGAAGATCCCTCATGAAGACCAACCGGAAGGAGCCTTCGGCCCCTAACGGCGTCTAATTGAGGAGCCTAGAAGTCCAACCATAATGGTCAGGACTAATAGGCCGAGATCTTAAGAGATGGTGTTCCAATCAACAACTCCTCGATGTACGGGACGAAAACTTCTTCGAAGTGTTCGTCAAGTACTGGTGCTAAGCACACTGTGGAGTCGTAAAGAGTAACATCCTCACGGAAACCCAGAGCCGCCACGACCTCATCCCCATCAATGGGGTATCGGTCGGCACTTTCTGGCGGGGGATACCTCCCCAGAAACTCGCTGAACCTCGAGGTCCATTTCTGTATCCTTGGACACGTGAAACGTTACCCCCTCTAAGGAATAAAGCAAACGCGTAGACCCTTTCAAAGTGGTCTACAAGATCCTGACCTGACATAAAGCCCTGTCTCTTGATGAAATGCTCTATCTCCTTCTCGGTAGCGTTCGTGTTCTCCTGCCGGGCTTGCTTAGCAAGCTTCCAGCGCGGAGGACACATGCGCCTCTCGTCGCACATTACAATTAAAGGAGATATAACAGGCATATCTTCGGGGCGGTCATTTAAAAGGACCGCATCCCTGATAGCCTGTCTCTCGCTTTTCGGAGTTTCAAGTTTTCTCAGGGTTTGGTTTGAAACCAGATCCCTAGAATCCCTGATCATCTGAAGGTTCGGTTGCTTTGTGACTATGTCAGAAAGCAAACGAAGAGTAGTTGGATTTGCATTTGAAATGAAATCCTCTACGTCTTCAGACTCCTCAAGCATGAGAGAGAGCCCACCAAGACTCCTGGGGAGGTAAAGGTGCCAGTAGACATCAGTGTCGACAGGCGGAAGTTCACGGCCCATTCGTTGAACGAATCGGTCACGAACTAACCTTTTCCTCCAAAGCGGCCAAAACTGTTCATTATGAATAGCTTTGAGCGCCTCCATGAGTTGCAGAGCTTTGCCAGGGGCAGAAATCTTAGATTTCTGCCTGAAGCGAGTTGTCGCAGGATCGGCTTTTGACATCAACCTCATTTTCAGAGTCTCAATCCAAGGTCCTTGAAGGTAGGTTTCCTCTCTGTAGCAAAGGTCACGCCCCTTTCCTTCAAGGAAGGGTGCGACCAGAAAACACCGTTCGCAGTATTTGGCTACAACCCGATAAATTCCGTGCTTCTCTGCAGAAATCTCTGCGCCCATGCTAAGCATGAACGACGTGATTCTGTCGAGGTAGACCTGTTCGCCAATGGCGCACACGTCGTCACCACCTACGTGGTAAGCACGGGGTATCGGAGCCTTACTCTTCCTGTCACAGACAAAGGAAGAGTAGTCGGGGTTGGTTTCGTCCCAAGCTAGTTGCTCTGCAACAAGCTGGTGAAGGCACAGAGTGACCTTCGCGAGACCTTCTCCCATCATAATACCGCGTTCAGTAAAGAAACTTTTACCATCCATGAAAATATGGCGTGGCGAGGCTACGAGGTCAATGACCTCCTCGCAACCGGAAATGCCAGAACCCGAGCAGAAACCCTTTAAAAGGGCCCTTGCAACGGGATGTGGAATATGGTCAGTGGCCTCTTTGAGGTCAC